TGGAACCGTTAAGTTTGGTGGAGCTACCGCATTCAACTATAATCAAACATCTGGCAGTGCGACCACTGGTTATGCCGTAGACAATGGTTCAACTTATGGATCATGGATGGTTTCAAATAACGCAGATCGTGGTTGGTCTATGTTTTATTGTAACAAATATGCTTATGCCTCGGGCGATGATAGACGTTATATAAACTGGTATGTGAACGGCAGTGCTTTATGCAGCATTCAACTTAATACAGCGGGAACGGCAGTAGAATATCAGACAACATCCGATCGCCGCCTAAAAGAAAACATTCAAGACATCACTGGCGGCATTGATGCAGTCAAGCAGTTGCGGCCTAGATCATTTGAATGGATAACAAATGAGAACAACACTTTTCCTTCGCAGGGTTTTATTGCAGATGAGGTAGACGGGATTGTTCCAGAAGCGGTAACAGGAACGGCAAATGCCGTGGATGAAGATGGAAATCCAGTTTATCAATCTATGGAATATTCTAAATTAGTGCCAGTTTTAACCGCCGCACTAAAGGAAGCCATCACAAAAATCGAAACACTCGAAGCCCGTATTACGGCTCTCGAAAACGCTTAACCCACAGCCATAAAGGAGAAACAAACAATGGCTATTACTTGTACTTGGACTGTAAATGATATGCAGCGCACAGATGCGGACGGTGGTGTATTCCTCGTCTACTGGTCGTGCGTTGCGGCAAGCGACGGTACTCCGTCATACACTGCTACAGAGGGCGGCAAGCTGCGCTGCGAGCCTGATCCGTCAAGCCCAGACTTCACCCCATATGCCGACTTGACTGAAGAGCAGGTTCTTGGCTGGGTGTACAACAGCTTGATCGAAGGCGACGAAACCGCTGCCGAAGCTAAAGCGCGTATAGAAGCAAACCGCACCGCAAAAGTGCAGGGCCAGATCGACCGCGCAAACACAACCGCTTCAGGAACCCCTTGGGCAACTGCATAACTGAAACTTCAACAATAGGAGATCACGATGGCTGAGAAACAAACAAAAACCGTCTCGATCAATGGAACAGAATACACTGAAGACCAATTAACAGATCAGCAAAGGGTTATGATTAACCACGTTGCTGACCTAGATCGTAAAATTGGGTCTGCTCAGTTTAATCTGGATCAGCTTAGTGTTGGTCGGCAAAAGTTTGTTGAGTTGTTGGCGGCATCGTTAGAGCAATCAAAAGAGGCGGCTGAATAATGTCAAGAACCCTGTCCACTGCTGTAGAAGAAGCAATTCAACAAGATGTAGTCTATCCATTCTTTGCGGTTGAACTTGTCTTTGATGCGCCAAACACGTTGCGACTTTGGACAGGGTTAGGCACTTTAATTTATGAAGGCAATGAATGGTTTGGCACGGGCAATATGCTAGGCGTATCAACCGTTCAAGAAACCATGCAAATGGCCGCTACAGGCGCGTCATTAACTTTAAGCGGTGTGCCATCGGAAGTCATATCTTTGGCACTTCAGGAGCCGTATCAGGGCCGTGTGTGTAACATCTATTTTGGCATGTTTGCCTATGGTGCTTTGCAGCAAGAAGATGAAGCATATATCTTGATGCAAGACGGTGCAAAGATTGGCCTTGAACTGCGTGAAACTGGTGTCACGGAAATCTTCACGGGTTACATGGACATGATGGACATTTCAGAAGGTCCAGACAGCAGTACAATTCAGTTGAATGTGGAAAGCAAGCTGATTGACCTAGAGCGTCAGCGTGTGGCGCGATATACAAGCGAATATCAGAAGTCGCTTTATCCATTGGATCGCGGCCTTGAGTTTGTTGAAAGCATTCAAGACTTAAAGCTAACTTGGGGCCGCAGTGCGTGATTACTTATCAGCAAGAGTTTCTGGCAACGGCAAGAATTGATGCCGAAGAACTGCTGAAGGCACATTGGGCCGAGATAGCGGTCAATAAGGACAAAATATTCCTGAACCCAGATTGGGACATTTACGAAGAATTTGAGCAACAAGGTCGGCTTGTAATCTTCACCGCAAGGGACGATGGTAAGCTAATCGGATATTGTGCAGTTCTCGTTGGCAAAAACTTACATTACAAAGATCATGTTTTTGCTGTAAATGATGTGCTATATATAGATAAATCGTATCGCAAGGGCTTTACTGGGATCAATATGTTGAAGTTTGCGGAAAAATATCTGAAAGATGATGGTGTTTCTGTCATGCAAATCAACACAAAGGTGCATCGCCCTTTTGACATTCTAATGCAGCGACTTGGCTTCAACCTAGTTGAACGGGTCTATTCAAAGTATATAGGTGACTGATGGCTATTTCTGCTGGCATGGCGTTGGTAAGTACGGCTGCAACTGGTTTTATGATTAGTGCTGGGGTTGCAGGTGCAGCTTTCTTAGGCGGGACTTTAGTATCGCATTTTCTCATTACAACAGCTATGGGGGCTGCGCTAAATGCTCTGACGCCAAAGCCAAGCATGAGTTCAAACGCATTTACTGGCTCGAACGAAGCAAATATGGGTTATCAAATATCAACTCGTGGCGCGGCATTAGATCATCAAATCATTTATGGCCAAACAAGAGTTGGCGGGGCGATTGTTTTTGATGCTGTTTCTGGTGAAAATAGCAAAATCTTCCATCGTGTTATTGCCTTTTCTGGCCATGAGATTGAAGAATTTACAACTATTTACTTTAATGACGAATATTTAACACTAACCAGTGATACGGATAGCAACGGACAAACATATTACAAACCAACATTGGCGACAAACAAGAGTGGCGTTACCAGTACACGCTACAATGATTTTGTGCGCATTTATTTGCGTAATGGTGGTACAGATAACAACACACCTGTCACAGCACTTATTCAGGCTGGTGTAGGATGGACGCAGTACCATAAGCTAAATGGTCTATCATATGCGTATTTCAGGCTTGACTTCGATGCCGATGCTTGGCCCAATGGTGTTCCTGAAATCAGCGCAAAGATCAAAGGCAAAAAGGTTTATGACCCACGCACAAGTACAACGGTTTGGAGCAATAATCCAGCTCTGTGTGTTCGAGATTATCTAATCAGCAGCTATGGCCTGAATGAAAGTTCAGCAAAAGTCGATGATGCAACAGTTATTAGGACAGCGAATGTCTGTGATTATTACAATTATCCAACATTAACTGGCGATCAGCGTTTTACATGCGATGGTGCTTTTACAACAGCCGTTCAACCGCATGATATGTTTCTTCAACTTTTAACCTCTATGGGTGGCTCTCTTTGGTATAGCCAAGGCAAATGGCGCATGAAGGCCGCACATTACGTTGCGCCATCGATTGAATTTACTGCAGATGATTTGCGATCATCAATTTCTGTGTCAACCCGTCAATCGCGTCGAGATAACTTCAATACGGTCAAGGGTGTGTTCCGAGGGCCGCTGACAGATTATCAGCCAACAGATTATAAGGAAGTAACAAATGCTGACTTTGTTTCTGCCGATGGCGGTCAAGTTAGCGTTTATGACATGAACCTTCCGTTTACTGACAACTTTAACATTTGTCGTCGATTAGCTTTGATTATGTTGGAGCGTAATCGCCAACAAATTACCGTAGCGGCAACATTTGGCTTAAATGGCTTAAAAGTACAAGTTGGCGACATTATTCAACTTACTTTGCCTCGCTTTGGTTGGGAGCGAAAAGAGTTTGAGGTAATTAATTGGACTTTTGGTTTAGCCGATGGCAGTGATTTGCAAACAGAGATGGTGTTGCGCGAAATATCGGAAAACGTTTTTGACGACATATCCGATGGCGCATTCCTTGAACTAGACAACACGACGTTGCTATCTCCTTTTGAAGTACCAAACGTAGGCATCACAGTCGAAGGGACAACCCGTATTCTTGCTGAAAAAGTGGTTACTGAACTATCAGCAACAATCACATCAGCCGATGATAGTCGCGTTGACCGCGTTGAGGTGCAGTATAAGCTATCATCTGAAACAACATACATTCCGATGGGAACTGGTGCGCTTGGGCGTTACTCTGTTCTTGATCTTGTGCGTGACGATTACGACGTTCGCGCCAGGGCAATCAATACATTTGGCATTAAAGGCGCGTGGGAATATAGTCTTAACTTTGAACTAAACCCGCCTGACGATCTGCCGCAAGACGTAAGTGGGTTTGTCTACGAGGTAAGCCAAGGGACAACCTTCTTGCGGTGGTCTCCTGTGACAGACCTTGACTTGTCGTATTATCAAATCAGATACAATGCTGCGACATCTGGGGCAACTTGGGCAAGTTCGGCTATTGCTGTTGAGCGTGTTGCCCGTCCATCAACGTTTGCAACTGTTCCTACACGGTCAGGCACGTTCTTGATTAAGGCGGTTGATAAGTTAAGTCAGCCAAGTGAAAATGCTACGGCCTTGGTCATTCTGCCAGCGGACATTCCTCAACTTGGTGTTACTGATACTCAAACAGAAGACCCTACATTCTCAGGCAGCAAGACGAATACGGTGATTGATACGGCGCAAACGCCTGATGAATTAATCATTGATGATATTAGCGGATCAACGCCATCAGGGTCATATGATTTCAGTACATATATTGACACTGGTTCAAGCCGCACTTGTCGCGTCACAGGGTACGCAACATTTAACCGCTATGTGGGTTATGCCAATGAATGGGACAACATCCCGCAAACATGGGACACATGGCCAGAAGGCTTTGATACTTGGACTGAGGAAGAAGCAGACTTTGGCGACACATCTGTCATTGTTCAAGTATCGTCAACAACGGATGATCCATCTGGTACGCCAACATGGACATCTTATTCTGATGCTATTGGTCAGCAAATTGTTGGACGTGCATTTAGATTTAAGGCAATATTGAGCGCAACCAACACGCAAATATCGCCATCTATTGAAACACTATATGCAGAGGTATCTTACTAATGTCACAATCATACTCAACACTTACTGGCTCAGAGACAGCGGTTGCAGCCAGAGGTAAAATCAACAATTCGCTTGATGCGTTAAAAACGCTTCACTCTGGTGCCAATGATACTGGCATCACAACCGTTGCTCATATGCTTTGGTTTGACACGGCAAACGATCAGCTTAAAATCCGCAACGCTGCAAATTCAGCTTGGATCGTAATCGGTCGATTAGATGATACAGACAGCGACTTTCATCCGATGGTTGGCGATTGGGAAATGGAGCATTCAGGCAATGATCTAATTTTCAGCTACGGCGGCACAAACAAAATGAAGTTGTCTGCTTCAGGTGACCTAACTGTTGTTGGAAACGTCACAGCTTACGGAACAATCTAATGGCTTTACAAGGATCAGGCCCAATCTCTTTGGCGCAAATTCAGGCTGAATTGGGTGGTGATAATCCAATCAGCTTGTCTGAATATTATCGCGGTGGTGCTTACACTATTCCGTATAACACAGGTGTTCCTGCGTCTGGCCTCATTGATCTAAACGACTTTTATGGGGCTGCGCCTTATTTCGACATTACAATGTCATCTAGCTATCAAGGCTTAAACTTATACAGCTATGCAGTCGGACTTGGCTGGGATGGTGATCCTGTTCGTCTTACGATCAATTCTGGCGTTTATATCTGGTCTGACAGCACTGCGAATGCCGCATTGATTATTTCTAGTGATTTCAACGGAAAGTTGGAGATCGTGAATTATGGATACATCATTGGAAAAGGCGGCGAAGGTGGCTCTGGGGCTGGTTACGGGGGGCGTCCACCTGCAGGGCAAAATGGCGGCCCAGCGATCAATAACGCTGCAACTGGTGTTACCCTTCTGAACGCA